CCCCATGGTGGGGTGCACAATTTCCCGAATTTAATTCAGGAGGTACGAATGTGGTTGAAACTCGGGGTTATCTGTGCGTTGCTAAATATAACGATGGTACAGACAGAAGTTCGTCTGCCAACGTTATTGGCAAATTGCAAAGTTTTACCGGAGAACATACTGGCAGATATAAACCAGGTGTCCTTAAGTTATCCCCAGTCACAATTAGTCGTACCTTGGGAACGTGTGAAAGTTCTTCAGTTAGACTCCCTTTTTGGAGTTGGACAGGATGGCCCCCATCCGGTAACGGTTGGGTTCAATCTTCTGTCCTTCTAACTGGAGAGGTTGCGGCGGCTCACTATCAGAACATCAGTGCGCCTCCAATGCCGGAACTACACACGCAGGTTTGTTTGAATCGGGCTTTAGCCGGTTTGAATCGACCTGCCCTGGATGTTGGATTAATGTTTGGTGAACTAAAGGAAACCATACATGAGTTCGTGCATCCCCTGAATTCACTTTACCCTCTAGTTGCTGATTTCCGCAAGGATGCGGTTTCTAGAGGCAGACGACACCGTAGAACACCCTTTTCGAAGATACTCTCGTCAACTTGGCTTGAGTATGCTTACGGGATTCTCCCTATCTTGAATGATATAGAGTCCATTCGTAAGTTTTTCGAAAAGAAAAGGCAAAAAACGCTTGGTGTGCTACAACGGTCGGCTGCAAGTAAATTGAAGAGCTCGACTTTGACTTTGTCGAGTGGATTCGGTTCTCCGTTCACTAATATGACTGGAGATGCCACAGCTACGAGTGAGATTAAAATTTCGACTCACATTTATTTCGTAGGAAACGCTTGGGCAGAAAACTACTCAACACTTACTGATTTCGGGTTAAACCCCTTTCAGTTGTTAGATGTTGCGTATGCGATCTCACCCTATTCGTTTGTGGTGAATTGGTTTTGGGACTTCGGCAATTGGTTAAAGGCTATCCAGCCTCACCCACATCTGGACATTATGGGTGGTTGTACAACCATCAAAACGTCCACCCGTAAGAACATAAACATTCTTATGGGCCAAAGCATGTTGGGTTCAAACCCGGGTGCTATGCCGTCTCCTTGGGTACCGATTAACTCAAAGTTTGAGTATGAATCGGCTACACTTCAGAGAGTCCTTCAGACCACCTGGTCGGCACCGCCGACTATTGGCGATGGTATAGATAGTCTATCTAAAGCCATCAATTCTGTTGCTATGTTACGGCAACGTATTCCTTTGAAATGGTGAAACCATGTCAGTACAAAATGGAGCAATTCTGAAAGGTGCAACAATTACACCTTCAGGCGGAACCTCTGTTACTTATAGTGCAGACGGACAAACTGTACCTAACGGTGTACATTTAATTGACGCGTCTACCGCGGATTACCGCGTGCGTCCGAATGTCACCCTCAAGTGCAAACTACCTAGTGTAGATAATATGGGTGTTTACTCGAAAGACCGCAAAAGCTGTCTTCTCGTTATCCCCAAGATGCTTGCATCTGGTAAAGTGGTCTTTAATCTGGTCAGAGTCGAACGTGAGATCCACCCGGAGTCAACTGCAGCAGAAGCCCTGGAATTTAATACCCAGGCTGCTCAATTTCTTACGGATGCGGATTACTCGTCTTTCTGGTCAGCAGGATCCACTATCTAAATTCATTTGTTTTGGGCATGTGCCCACTAAAACTCTTTTATTGAGGTTCTCATGAAAGATCAAATGTATGATACAGATGACCTAATGCGAGAAGTATGGGTTAATCTTGCGAGAGACTTCCGCCTCACGACTTTCCCTGAGCTATGTCAGGACCAGGAACGCGTTTTACGCACTGATCCAGCAAAATTTAGGGATTGTTCTTTTCCTGATAAGTTTAACGCGCCACCGTACATATTTAAGGCGCAATATCAGTTAGAGAATTTATTCAAGAGGTATCGGTTTAGAGTTGATAAGTTCACTGAGGACGAATTGCGTGACAAGACACTCCAGAAGTTTTGGGCTGTACAAGAACGCATTAGTTCACCTCTTCCAGATACACAGCTTATTTTTGCTGTTCTGCAAGAGACTCGACGGATAATTTCTTCCGTTCTTGGTTCTTTTAACCAGAGTGAATTATATGATGCTTGCCGAATGAGCACGAAGGCTACCCTAGGTAATCCGCTTCATAAGTCCTATCTTGATACTAAGTTAGGAAGCAAAATTACCGGGTCAACAGAGCAGATTAAGTGGTTCAGAAATGAATACCTTCCCAATGATGATTTATTACGGGAAGTCATAGAAAAGCGATCCTCTTCCGAGGAACCAATCTATGAGGTCTGCGACACTCTCAACGCTTCGTTAGTACCCAAGAGTTACAAGTCGTTGCGTCTTATTCTACCGAACACCCTAATCGGGGCATTCCGCTCCGCTGGTATAGGGAAGATGATACAACTTCGACTGTTGAATATCGGATTAGATATTACCCGCTTACAAGGGGTACATGCTAGTCTCATTCGTCAAATGTCAAAAGATCGTAGATTAGTGACCGCTGATTTATCTAGCGCTAGCGACTCTCCGTCTTTTGAGTTGATGGTAAAAGTTTTTCCTAGGTCCTGGTTCAATGAAATGAACTTGGGTCGTATCTCCATGGTTAATGTTGAAGGTGTTAAGTCATCTTTCAATAGCTTTATGACTATGGGTATTGGTTTTACTTTTCCTGCAGAAACACTCTTGTTTTATGCCTTGCTTAAAGCAATAGCAAGGCTCTCCCATGTACGTGGACGGATTTCGGTGTACGGTGATGATCTCATCTACCCGAAAGAACTCCATAAGTATGTAAAGGTAATTTTTCCTTTACTGCACTTGAATTTAAACAGGGATAAAACCTATGTCAATTCGTATTTTAGGGAGTCCTGCGGCTCTGATTCATACCGTGGGGTCGACGTTCGACCGTTTAATCCCGAAGGTCGTCATCAAATTTTGGGTCGGAAGCCTTACATTCTGCTTCTGTACAAAATCTGTAACGGGCTGCAAAAGCGTTGGAATCTCTTGGAGATCCCAAGTACGATGAAATTCCTCCTTGCAGAAATCCTGCTAGTTGAGGGTTTTATTGTTCAGATTCCACCTTCGTTTCCTGACATCGCTGGTCTTAAGACAGAGACTATACAACGCGGGCGAGAATATCTCCCCGTTGTATACTGTACAAAAAGTCAGCGCTGGGTCTTCCCGTATTATCGGTTAGAATCCAGAGACAGGGTAGTTCTTAATGAACTACCATACTATTGGGAATCGCTTAGGAATGCTACACTATCGAGTGGGCACTCCTACGAGGATCCTTATGCTTTCACCTGTACCATGAATAGATCCTTCTATTTTGGTAAAAAGCAGCATAAGGACTTCCTCTCCTGTTACACAGAGGTTATTGATGTTTTTCGATGGGTAAGGGCAATGCCCCAACCAAAGAATTACCGCTCGCCCTTAACTGGGAAGCGCATCAAAAAGCTTCTAGCAGCAGTAGCTAGTAAGACCGATACAAAGGTCAAACGAAGCTCAGCTACC